GTGTACCACGCCCTGCGTCGCCGCGGTAAATCGAAAACGTCTGCGGCGCGCATTGCTAACGCCCAAAAGCGGAAGCGCAAGAGAAAGCGAAGGAAGTAATGGCACATAAAGTAAAACAGAAGTTATCGGCTGACGAAGTGCTGGCTGCGGCCCGCGTCATCAACAAGTACGCCCTGCTCGCTCACCAAGTAGCAGGCGGACAAAAGACGAGCGAGGGCGCGCTGGTTGCGTCAGGGGCTATCGCGGTTGCCTTTATCGAACTGGCTAACATCGTGTCGGAAGAAATTGCAGAACCCGAAAAGAAGGGACGTGGATAAGGCACAACGACTGGCCGCAGAAAAATACGTTGGCAGTCTCCCCCCCGAACAACGCGCCTCTCTGTTGACCGAACTCGAAAAGCAAGAGCGCATCCTGCTTGCGCGCCAGTTTAGCGAAGAGGGCTTTGCCGCGTTTTTCGAGTACTTGCACGGCTCCCCCCTGCACCGCGAAGGCAAGAAATGGGTGCATAACATATTCGTTGCCCAGCAGGGGCTAAAGAAGCTGTTACAGGAATGTTTTCGCGGGTCTGGCAAAAGCACGGTGCTGACCGAGCTTTTTGTCACCTATTGGATTGGGCACCATCCCGAAACGACCAACGTCATTATCCGCGTCAACGGGCAGAAGGCAAAAGAGTCTACCGCCAAAGTCGCAGATCGGATTGCCAACGACTATCGCTTCAAAGAGATATTCCCGCATGTTGTTCCCGTCGAGGGCAAGTGGGGCGAACAGTCAGGCTACACGGTAACCAGAACAGATATCTCCCCCGCGGATTGGGCTGACGTTTGCCGCAAGACTTCCAGACCCAGCGGCGCAACCCTCATCGGCTACGGCTTTGACAGCGGTTCCATTCAGGGCACCCGCGCCAATGGACTGCTCATTGTGGACGACATTCACGTCAAAGAGAACACGCGTTCTGCGCGCCAGCTGGAAGACGTGAAAGACTTTGTGCGCTACCAATTGACCCCTATTCCCGTTCCCGGTCAGGGCTTGGAAGCATGGAACTTTACCCCGTGGGTGGAGAACGATGCCTACGCAGAACGTAAGGACACTGGGCTGTACGAAATATCACGCTCTCCCGTCATGGAAGAAACCAGCTCTAGCGACCCAGAGGCAGTTCTGTGGCCTGAAACAATCACGTGGCCTGCCAACCTAAAACCCGAACTGGTGGACAGGCTGAACTCAATCAACTATCCGTTCAAGGGAAAACATTGGCGACTGGCGTGGCCCGAACGTTGGAACCTGGTGGAGATTGCCGTTCAGTATGCCAGTTCAGGGCACATCGGCTTCGCCCGCGAGTATTTGCTGAACCTGCTCGCTACCCGCGGCCAGACGTTGAAATACGAATGGCTGGGTTGGTATGACGGCGACCTTGACCCGTCATGGCCTAGATTTGCTGGCTTTGACTACGCCTCGGTAAGTGACAAGCAAAAGCAGGGACATCGCGACTACGCGGCTTGCGCGGTAGGCTGTGCGCTCCCTGGTGGCGGCATTGTTTTAGAGACAGGCCGCTTTGGGCATTACACCAAGTCCGAATCTCTGAAATACATTACAACCCTGATGTCCATTCACTCGACCATGCAGAACATCAAGGTTGAGGCCATCGGCAAGGGTGAGGAATTCTATAACGACCTGGTATTACTTAGCGACGTGAATGGCAAGCCCCTGCCGCTTACCAAAATTGAGTCGCATGGCAAGGCCAGCAAGGGCGAACGTTTCGAAGACTACCTTGCTCCCCGTTTCGAGACGCGCCGTATTTGGGTCAAGAACTACCCCGAAGGCAAAGAAGACCCGTTCATCGAGGAATTTGTCAACGAGTGGCTAACCTTCCCCAATGGACGTTACGACGATGTGATTGACGCGGTATACATGATGGCCGTGGCCGGCGAGGGCTTCACCCCGTCCAAAGCAAGGCGCAGTTTTCGCAGTAGCAAACCGTCTGATAATCCGTTCGTCGGACTTAGAATTTAGCACAAAGGATATAGCATGAAACTAGACGACTATAAACAGATTGCCAACTCGCTCATAGAGAATAACCGCGCCCTGCGTGACGCACGCGTGGACTACGACAAAATGTACAATCTTGAGTGGGACTTGCCAGAAAGCCTTGTTGGCAAGGACTGGATTCAAAAGCGCGTGTTGAAGTTTTCTTACGACACCATCGAGTCTGGGAAGGCCGCCTACGCCACGATGGAACCTAACTTTAGCATTGTCAGACCTGGAACCAACGAGGCCACCAGAAAAAGATATGACAAGATAGAAAACTTGGTGCGGTGGCAGTTTATGAAGGCCGGCAAAAGGCGCGCCCCAATCGTGGCAACCGCGCTAGAACACGCGTTCTTGTATGGCGAGTGCATTTTGCAAGTGACCCACATAGACGCACAGGCGAAGTTGATGGGGTTGAGCGCAAAGATGCTTGCCGATGCCAAAAAGGACGGAGATTATATCATCAGCCCCCATAATCCCAAGGATGTCTACACGCGCTACACTGAAATTGGACTTGATGGCGTGCTGCTGGTCAAGGTGCAAACCGTGGCCGAGTTTCTCGCCTTTTGGGGCGAAAAAGGAAAGCCCATTGCGTCGCGTTTCGATACTCCCCAGTTTGCCGACAAGAACTTCGTGGTGTCATACGATTACATGGATCACAACGTTCGCGCGGTATGGGCTGACTTACAAGCCACGTCGGTTCTTACCGAGAAGGCTGACGGTTACAAAATCATGCTGGAAGAACACGGGCTGCCGTTCCTGCCGTGGGCTACTGCCGCCACGCCGAATAAGCAGGGCATGCTATACCCCCTGCGCCAAGCAAAATCGTGGGAGTTGGCGAACCTTGCCGAAACCCTGATGTACTCCGAATCAATCTCGTATGCGGCTGCCCCGCGTATCAAGGTTGGTGGAGCAACGGACGAGGTATATATTGACTATGGTCAACCTGGACGACCCATTTACCAAGCTCCAGGGCAAACAGTTGAGCCGTTTGAACCGCCCCAGCTAGACCAAAGTCTCGCGGCTCTCACAGATCGCATAAGAGGCGATAGCCAACTTGTCCCAGAAGTTGTTACCAGTGGAAACATCCCCGCCAATACGGCCTTTGCGTCTCTCAACCAACTAACCCAGTCGGGCCTGAGCAAGTACACCCCATATCGCGAGGTAGTTGAGCGCGCCCTAGAGAAGGCGGGATGCCTGATAATGGATTGGGCAAAATACCTGAATAAACCCCTATCTTCCCCACTTAGAAGCGAAAGGCGTAGTGCTGGGCGCAATGTCGTGACTTATGGGGGCAAGTTCGACTTAAATCCGAAACAATACGAATACGGCAACGACTTCGCAGTAGAACTAAAGGCCGATATGCCCGTTGACCGTCAAGTACAAATGCAGACCGGAGTTAATGCGGTCAACAGCGGCATTTATGACATTGAAACTGTCAGGGAATTCCTTGGCGAAAACGACCCCTCCGAAATCACAAAGAGGATTGCTCTTGACGGAATTCGGAACGCAGTAATCGGCGGAGAAATCCAGAAGATTACCGCAGAGAAACAACTGGAAGCACAGGCAACTCTGGCTGGATTGCAAAGCCTGATTGCCCTAGCCCAAGACCCGCAGGGTGCGCAAATGCTTCAGCAAATGCAACAACAATTGCAGGCGATGGCGATGCAAGCTAAGGCTCCCGCTGGCGGGGGTAGAGGAACACCGCCTAACGCGGCTAACCCGCCAGGCATGGAAAACATGACGGCTAACCCTGCGATGGGCGAGGCTGCCCCTGCCAACTTTGTGCCAGGTACGGGGTCGCAACCAATGGCGACTGGACAAGACCGTGGCGGACAACAGGTGACACAATGAACGCAGAGGAACTAACCGAGATGACGATTGACGCTGAGCTTTGGGCGCGAGAAATCTTGCGCGAATTCGGCGAGAACTGGAATAGCATCGCGCCGCTCATGATTGAAACAGAGGACGAAGGAATGTCCTCAGAGGAAAACGATGGGCTGGAAATCTAGTTTAGTCAAGTCGTTACAGAAACAGGGGTTGTGGAAGGAGGCAGCGGCTTTAGCGAAGAACACCAATGCAAAAGCTACGACAGCCTATGTCCCCGAAACCGAGTATGTGGTCAAGCAGGGCGAGAGCCCGTTTAGTGTAGCACGCACACTGTTGGGCGGCGGGGCAACTGAGCAGCAGGTAGCCGCTTTTGCTCAACAGCAAGGGTTGCTCGAACCGCTTAAAACTGGCGAAGTAATAAAGATTGCCCCCACCTACCTATCGCCCAGCGCGCGTCCCACGCAGGACTACATGAGCGCGGCAACGGCACAGTCTGCGCTGCCGGGATACAAACCAGCCATTGAAGCGTTTGGTGCCGCGGGAACACCTAGTTCTCAAATAGCTACGCAAGCCCCCACGACGGGACTAAACGCGATTGTCGGCGGTGTTGTTCAATCCGCGCCTCTGTCACGTGGAGGGTTTGCTGCGCCCGCGCGGCCTAGCGCGCTTTCCTACATTCCCACAGCGGCAAGTCCGTCCACGCCTAGCGTTTATAACCAACAGGCCGGTAGGGCAGGAGGCGGTTTTGCTGCCCCCAACCAACCAAGCGCGGTTTCTTACATCCCTCAAGGTGCAAGTCCGTCTACGCCGAGCGTGTATACACAGGGCAATCAAGGTAATGTTGCCGCTCCCCCAAGGGTAGGCATAGGGACGACCGTGGGCACAGTATCGGCAACACCCGCCTCACCGCCGAGCGCCGAGGCGGCTTTTAACGCGAGCGCAGAGAGGCAGTATGGATATTTCCAAGCCTTCCTCAAGGAACCAGAACCTTCCACGCCATCTACCGCGGCAAAGCATGACCAGGCATGGCAATTTCGCGCCGCAACATGGGTGCAAGACACGATGGTTCGCAATACCCTGAACATGTTTGCCAGCGCGACCCAAACTGGGAACCCGCAGGACTTGCCCGTTGCCGTTCCACCGAATGTCTTTGCAACTATTGCCAGCGGGCAAAAGATTTCGCCCGACGAGTTTGCCGCAGCGTTTGGGTTTGCGTTTGACGCTAGTGTGAACGCGTGGGTGCGCGGGATTTCTGTAAACGCAACATCCACAGACGACTACAAGAGTAGCCTGTACAGCTATCTGCGAAACCCGTCAAAGCCGATAGGGGTTTACCCAATTCGCGGCGGAGCAAAGCGCGGGGAGCAATCACTGGGAGCGCAATACGACTACAGCAATCCGTCAAACCCAGAATATTTGGGTGGGTACGGCGGGTATAGCGACAGTGGGCTTGTCCGATGGAGTTGGGGATTTGGCTAAACCACTAGACCTTCTAAAAGCACAACAACAGTTTGGCGGACAAACAACGCCGCCAGGCAACTATCCGTTCGCCATCCCCCGTGACGTAAATATTCCCGATGGGTATGAAGTCCAAACGCCATATAACCAGAAGCCCGACTACAACAAACTGACGGGCTTCGAGAAGTGGGTGATGGGCGCGTTGCCTGGTTTCTCTCAATCCGGCGCAGGCAAAGTCCTTGCGTGGTTTGGCAACACAGCCTTCGGCAAAGCTCTTGGCGTGCTTGACTTTGCCGCCGAGGGGCTGGAGCGCGGGCTGGGCATGGTCGCGCAGTACAAGGAGGCCGCCAGAACGGGAACTACTGACGAGTTCTTTGGCAACCTTGGTTCGGCGTGGGAGGCTGGCTCGATGTGGGCGGATGTCACGAACAAGCCCATATTCCGCGATGGCAAGTGGATTATGCCGTCAGACCTGCCAGGCATTTCTGCGCTTGTGCAGGCACGGCAGCAAATCATGGGGGGCGCAAAGCTAGAGGATGTACGCGGCGAATACTATAACAACCTGGGTTCACTCGCCATCCGCGCCCAGATGCACGACATGTATCTGCACGTGTTGGGAGATCCGCTGAACTGGCTGTTGCCTGTTATAAAACCCGTCGAGAGGCTGCACAAACTTGGGCGCAGCATTCTATCAAGGACTGCCGTACCCGAACAACTGGCGCGCGACATTGCCAACGTAGAAAAGCTGACTCAAATTGCGGGCAGCATACAGAACGTGGGCGACATCGAGCGCATCGCGGGAAGCACCACGGACATGGCCGCTCTCGGCAAGAAGCTGGGGATAGAAATAACCGCCGATGAGTTGAAGTCGCTAACAACCATCGCCAAAAAGAGCGCAAATGCGGTAATGACGCAACCCGAACTGCTCGCGGAGTTGGAGTGGGTGCGCAAGGGTTTTGACAAGTTCCATAACATGACTTGGGCGGAACAAAAGCTATTACAGGTCACGGGGAACATGCCCCAAGCAGCCGACCTGAACGCTCTCGAGCAAGCCCTGGACAAGGCGCGCAGGGCCAACGATGTCCAGCTTGCAGGGATACTTGAACGGCAAATCAGCGTGGCCGAGAGCCTTTTGCCGACTACCAAGTTAGGGCGCAAGTTTGCTCAACTGGCCGACACCAAGCACGTCCTCAATCCTCTAAGCTGGTTCAGGCTCTCCCCACAAGCACGTGCCCAGGAGTTCATGTACAACACCTACACGAACCTCAAGGACTATGTGGTTGCGAGCGCGGGCAGCGCGGACGAGATTGTGCGCTCTATCTTTCGTGCCGCCGACGGCACCGTGGGGCCTGAGTTTGGACACATGGTTGTTTCGATGGAGGGGCGGCAGACAAGCGGCTTCTTGCGCGCCCTTGCCGCGGAAGCCGAAGACCGTCTGGCCGGCTACAAAGGACTTTGGTACCAGCGCGGTATCTTGGAAACAATGCAGGGCGTTCTTGGCGAGGACATGCACAAAATCCTCAACCAGATACAGAACGGCGAGGCCGCAGGGTTATTTACAAGATTTACCGAGAAACTTGGGCAGTTCCCAGACGCACAGGCGGTTTTAGACAAGCTGTTGTCCGCCAAAGGGATTTCCCCTGAAACGTTCACCAAAGAGGCGTTGGAGGCGGTGGGCGAGATGTTGCGCCCAGCGTCGGACGGGGCGATTATTCCGTATTCGCTGGACATATTCAAATATCAGACCCTGGCTTCTGCAAGTGATTGGGCGGCTAAGATTGGCGTGATGCAGTTCGGGGTCAAGCAACAGGGCTTTCTCAACACCCTGTCAGATGTTATCAAGGCGGGTGAAAACCTGGCTTTTCTGCGACTGAACCCGTCCTATCCTATCCGCAATGCGCTGAACAATGTTTTCACCATGATTGGGCGTGGCACGTTCGGGAACATTCGCGGCAAGGACATAGATAAGTTCATCGAGCGCATCGGCGGGATTACACCTGCAAGGTTTGGTACTGGTTTCGGTGCGGCAGGGATAGAGGCGCAGGGGGTCGTTACCGACATTGCCCAACAGGGGCTTTCAAAAGGCGCGGCTGAAATATCCGATATAGTGCGCGGCGAGGGCAAGATGCAGGACTTCGCCAATTGGGTAAGCCACGTCGGTAAAAAGGCCGATGGCACGGCCCCCAAGTGGGATATGGGCGCACTTGCCTCAGAGATGGAGAAGTGGAGTTCAAAAAGGGCTTGGGCCACCTTCTATCAGAAACAATGGGCAAGCATCTATAAGCCCACGTCAATCTATGATTTTAATCGTAAGCTCTACGAGAGTTTGCCGCCCAATGTCGCGCGTTCTGTTGAAAACACACTTCGCGGCGTTATGACTGCATCCGAAGCTGATGCGGTTACTCTTGCAGACAACCTCAACCTCACCGCTGGACACATTCGCCAGATCGCCAACGAGCGATTCGGGGCGAACATTGGCGAGATTGTTGGCGACGACGTTTTCACGGGATGGTTGGACAACTTAGTTGCCGCCGCCAACAAGGGCGACGACGCCATTACCGACGCGGCTGCCGCTATTCGTACCCAGTTCGAGCGCAGCCTTGATGACTATCACCAAACCGCCATTGACAACTTTCTGCAAGAGCAATTGGCACTAGCTAAGACCGAGGGGCCGCAAGCAATCCCCAAGCTGTTAGGGGACGCGGTTGACGACTTGTTTGCCACGGGCGAGAAGCATGCCGACGACATTAGCCTACGCATGGAGAAAGCGTCCCGTATTCAAGACCCGAACATTCGCAACTTGACCTACAAGCAAATCCTTGACGAAAACAAGGGTTTCTACAGTCGCATGTGGGACAGGCAGGAAGCGCGTTACAAGGCAATCAAGGAAGCCGCCAATAGCAGCGGCATGGGAAATTTCAACGGCGTATTCGACGAATTCAAGAACTGGCGCAAGGCGTGGAAGGGCTTTTTTGAAACGCGCGAAAGCCTATGGGACGAGTTTGGGCAAGCATTAGCCAAAAAGGAATTGCCGCGCCTTACTCCCGAACAAATCCGTTCAGAACTTGCCGACTTATACCGCAAGTCGATAGACACGCAATCTGGCGCAATCTCAAAGATGGACAAGACCATCGCGCGCCTGTTGCCAGAAAACCAGCGCGGTCTTTACATGTCGTGGCGTAATGAGGTTGCTGCCATGCGCGCCAGTGACCACGATTTGGTCATGCAGTTCAGGGACTATATCGGCACAGTTCCACGCGACGAGGTACAGCGGGTGTGGCGCGAACACTGGAACGAGCGCGTCAGACTGTGGAGCGAGTTACACACCGTGGAGCGCGACGGCCTGGCGGCTTTGCAAGGCAACAAGCCAGCAGGACTGCGGTTTGCGAAAGGCGCGGAAGCATATAGCGCAGAGCAATCCGCAAAGATAGTTGCGCTTGACAAGGCGGCAACACAATACGGCTTTGACAGTGGCATTGACATGGCGTCAATCCACGCGGTCAACCCAGAAGACGCGCGGTTCTTGGAGGTTCCCGACGACATCATGCGCATCGTCGAAGAAGTCAATCAGTCCATGCCGGTACTTCGGACAACAGGCATGGCAGACTTCCGCAAGATTGTGCCAGAACAGCCATACCACATGTGGGCAAATGACGAACAGATGGCGTTGCGTGGCAACGATGCTTTAGAGGCGATGGCGAACGCGGCCAGCGAAGCACGCGCCGCCAGACCGTTGAAGTGGGCAGATTTACCAGAGGAAACACAGAAAGAACTGCGCAAGTATCTGGCTCACGTCAAAGGCGAAATCAAGGACGCGCAAGTGGTTACTACGCACATGGCAGAGTTTGGCCGCGACTCCGCGCTGTTGGATTATTCGCGCCGCACGAACTTCGACACCTATGCCGCCGTGATATATCCGTACTCGTTTTGGGTCACGCACACAATGTACAAATGGGCATTACACAGTATTGACCGCCCTGCCATGCTGACCACCTACCTGCGGTTACAAAAGTTTATGAACACGGCTGGGCGGCAAGAGCCCGGATTGCCCTCTCGTCTGCGCGGGAACATCCGTATATCCCTGCCGTTCCTGCCAGAGTGGATGGGTAACGAGGTCTTTATCAATCCCCTGCGGGTATTCCTGCCGTTTGACAACTGGGCTTCACCCTACGATCAGTCGCAGCAACAGGCGTATGGCGACTTGGGAGCGGCAACCCGTGCCTTAGACGAAATGTACGAGGCTGGCAAGATAAGCAATATGGAGTACCAAGAAGCAAAGAAAACGCAGATGGGGCCTGTGTGGGAACGCGCCGTTGCCTTCGCACGGCAGGATGATACCGAGGGCAGACTGAACGGTGTTGACTTTGCCAACATGATTACTTCCCCTCACGCCCCGCTAATGTGGGCTTATAACATTGCCAACGGAACGCCAGAGAAGATTGGCCCCGCGTTGCCGCTAATGCGCACCGTTCGTGGCGCGCTAGGGCTTATGGGCATTGACACCAATACCGCTCCGTTCCTGAGCGTCCCCGCCATGATCCGCAAATCCATTGGACTGCCCGCATTCGACCAATGGGACGAGTATCGCGTCAATCGCATGATTGTCAATATGGTTGCTAATAAGTTCGTCAATCCTGAAACAGGACAGCCCGTTACTTTGTCTGAGGCGCGCGCCGCGTGGATGAATAAGAGCGGGGCAATATACGAGGAAGCCAAGCGCCGCCAGTTACAGGAGTTTGGGGTAAGCGCGATGGGTTCTGCTCTTGGTGTTCCCACCCAATCCTATCCCACGGGCGAGGAAGATGTTAGGAAGCAGACTGCCGCCTATCAATTTGCGTGGTCGCGATACGAGAAGACAGGCGATTACGACGGCACGGTTGGCAAGTTCTTGGACGACCATCCCGAATACGAGCTACGCCTTGCCCTGTTCAAGAAGCCGGAAGAACAGTTGAACGTATTTCTGGTTGACGAGATTTGGGATAAGTACAACTCCCTGCCCAAGCTGCACAAGAACCAGATTAGGGACGCCATGCCAGAGTTCGTCCAGTCGTTCCTAGACCCCTCTACACGCAACACAGAAGCCCTACAACCCGAATTGCTGGGGGCATGGCTAAAGATGATGGGGGCAACTCCCCCAGGCACGTTGGGAAGCGAAGCTACGCCTATCAACCTTGCCCCGCCTGAAATAGCACAGGTGGCTCAATTCTTCTACGACTACCGTAAGTTGAATTTCCCCAACTACTTCGATTTACAGGACAAGTATTTCCAGCTTGCCGAGGGCACACCCCGCCGCCAATACCTGTCGCAAAACCCGCAATTGGGCGACTACTGGGACTGGCGTAGGGATTTCCTGAAACGAAATCCGACTGTCATCGATTACGTATCAGAGAACTTTGAGCCAGAATACCAGTCTGTCCAAGAAATGGAGCAAGCCTATGCCCAGCCGTTCAACGTCGCCCCAGGCGAGTTCAGAGCCGCGCTGGGTAGCACCGCCTGGGAGGTGATTATCGACTCTATACAGACCGGAAACACCCTGCCCTACAGCGTTAGGGAGAGGCTAACCGTAATGGCGGATGCCCTCGGCATCTCCTACTTCCAGCTTTTGGAGCAAATACGCACAGGCGCGCAACAATAGCACTTGCATTCTAAGAAAAAGTGTGCTAAGATGATACCGCAAGATGTAGTCTTAACCGAGGTTCGCTGCCCGCACTGTGGCAAGCTGTTGTTCAAGTCAGCCGACAGCACGGCAGCGATAGAAGTGTTATGCTCGTCTTGCAAACAACTGCTTTACTTTGTGGGCTTGCATTTCGGGCAACCGATAATCTTCGCGATTGAAGAAGGCAGCCCACGACCGAATATCAAATAGCCAGACCCGCTTGACGGGCAGTTGCTCATAAATTTAGCGTAGGTAATCC